TTGTTCCGGCTGCACACGCCGCTGATTTGACATCGGTTTGCATCATGGTTGATTGCTCCTTAAAAGAGGGGGCCGAAGCCCCCGTTCAATCAATCAAAGTTACCGTAGGGGTAGGTCGTTGTGGTGCCGATGTTGTTATCAGGCTGGGTATAACGTACTGCCACCGTGAAGGTTCCTGCTGTGATGACTGGCAATGTGGTTCCAGAGCCGCCGGTGTAAGGAATGGTGAAGGTTACAACCACTTGCGAGAAGGTTGCAGGCTCAACCACGCCCATTGGGTTGGTGAAGTCTGCGGTTGTTGCATTTGTGGCCAACAACTGAGTACCGGTTTGGGTGATGGTGTTGCGTGCGGCTGAAGCGTTTGCAGAGGTCACCGAACCGTAGTTGGTGTTGTTGAAGGTGTTTCCGATTTGAACAGAAACAGTGCCGATAGTGCCGCCGGTTGCGGTAATGACTGCGTTGGTGTCAATCAGGAAGTCATTGATGTTTGCGCCGGTTGGCACATAAAACACAACGCCGCGATACAGAGTACCTGAACCACCGGTTCCTGCATCAGCCGTGATGGTTGCAGCAGAGGGAGGATATTGGGTAGAAGAAGGCGTGTAAACGGTTGCGTTTGCGTTGGGAATGGTGTTTCCGTTAACAAACTGACCAGAGCCGCCTGCATAACCTGCGGTATTGCCAGAGGTGTTGGTCAATACAATGGTTGTTTCTTGAACGAGGTCGGTATAACCAACAGTTCTGATGGGGCCAAAACGAGAATCGCCCGAAAGAATTGGGCCGGAAAATGTGGAACGTGCCATGACAAAAGTCCTTATGCAAAAGTACCCGTACCAATCGTTGCATCGTCTGCTGGGGCAGTCCGGTACAGGCAATCACCCAGTTATCTCAATATACACCATTTAAACGGTATCAACAAGCATTTAAACGCAAAAAAAGGGGGCCGAAGCCCCCTTTTTTGGTGCTTTGGTTTCTTTTATTAGAAAGAACCAGATGATCCCCAAACGCCCAACGGGTCACTCCAGCCAAAGCTGTAGCGCTCCCTTGCCTTGTAGCGCACGTTTCCGGTGTCGAAGTCTCCATCCATAGAGTTTTGCATCGGAGTGCGAGTAAAGTGCTTCAGGCCGTTAGGAACATCAGTGGTCAGGAACCATGCGTTCGGGTCGGTCAAGAAGTGGTTGACGGTGTAGCCTTCTGAAACAGAACCATTGTTCTTGATGGCATTGATGTCGTTGTTGTTGGTTCCGACGCGGAGTTCGGTTTCCAACAGGCGGGTAGCCACAAACATCAGGCTTGGGGGAACAATGAGTTTCTTGGGCTTGGCAGCAATCAACAAACCACGCTCATCAGTCCAAGCGGCGATCTGGATAACGGCGGCTTCCAAAGAAGTCTCGTTCAAATCAGCTTGGGTGGTGGGTGTGTTTGCGTTGGTTCCGCCGTTAACCAAGGGGTGGGCAGTGCTGAAAAGAGCAACGCCGTCACCACCAGCATAAGCGGCAGAGAAACCGTTGTTCAACACAGCAGCAGCTTTAACCTGCTTGGTGTATGCCATAGCACGAGCCAGACCTTTGGTGTAACGAGCAGACAGGCTGTCGTACAGGTTATCTTCAATCGCTTCTTCAGTGATTGAGAAACCAAGGGCAATGGTTTCATGGTTATAGCGGGTCGTCCAAGCTTCCTGAGCATTGTCATAAGCAATTGCCGAACCCTCAGCCTTAACCGGTGCTGCACTGAAGCCAGAGAGTTTTGTCTCTTCTTCAAATGAGCGCTCGGAAGCTTCGCTTTCGTAAATTTCTTTGTGCTCTTCGCCGTAACGGGCATATTCCAGACCAAACAATGCGTTCAGACCGGGGAGCAACTCTTTCAATAGTTGTGCGCGTGAAATAGCCATTTTGAGTTACTCCTTAAGCGTTAGCCACTGATGCATAGTATGCATGAGCGCCAAAGTTGATCTTCACCAGAATCTCAGGATACTGGGTGAAAACAATGGTGGAAGATGACGGAATGTCTGCACCACTGCCCAGAACGATAGGTTGCTGGTTGATGACAATAGACGTTGCGCCGGAGGTGTAACCACTTGCGTTGTTCACATAAGAACCAGTCTCAATGAGCTGGCCGTTTGCGGCAACATAGGCAACATCAGTGCCACCTTGGATGGTAGCGGGCAGGCCAGTACCGGTCAGGGTAATGGTTGTTCCAGACGAAGAGCCAGTGGCTGAGTACGACTGAGCAGTGTCGCGAACCACATCAATGACGCGGATCGGCAAGCTGGAGGTCGATGGGGTGCTGGTTTGTGCCAAAACGCCGATGTACGAGTCACCAGTGTTGACGTTACCAACGGTGGTTGGGCTAACAGCAGCAATGTTTTGACCAACAATTGCCAATGAGCCAGAACCAACTGGAGTACTGTTGACGTTCGTGCCGGTTGAGTTCGCGAGAACCACAACTTTAAACACGGTGTCAGGGTCATCACAGATAATTGCTTGCGCATCACCAGCCAGCGTTGAAGCGGGCCAATATTGGCTGAATTGTTTCTGCTTGGTCGTCGGGTTGGTGTAGGTGCAGCCCAAGAAAATGCCGGTAGCAACTTGGCCACTGGAAGCATTAGTCACGGATGCACGGTTCACAAAACCGCGTGACAGGATCACAAAATCGCCATAGAAAATGTTGGTGGAATAGCCATAGGCAATTGGCAAATTGCGGGTAGAACCTGCAAATACCTGACCACCAATCAAGTTCACCGGCTTGAACCCGTATGAGTTCGGAACGATGGGATAAGCCATTTAAGACTCCTTGATTATTTAGAACCTGAACCGAAAGTTACATCAGTGCGCCGGTCGGCAAACTTTTGCATTGATGGATGACTTTCGCGCAAATATGACTGATCTACCGATTCCATTTGAGCTTTGTTCTGGCGGTTGTAATGCGCATCACGCTGTCTCAAAAATTCTTCTGGAATCCGGCAGAGCACGAGGCCACCGACTTCGATGCCACCTTTAAAGCGGCCATCAACGACGGCATGCATCATTAACTCCGGATACTCATCTGCCCTCACGGGTTCAAAGCCTTCACGAAGTTTTGAAGAGATGTTTTTTGGGTCATCAACGCCCAAAGAGCTGACACGAATGTAACGATGTCCCCATCCCGGTCTGGGATTTGGCATCGGCAAACCCTCTGGGGCTTGCCACGATTCTGCACGTTGAAACGTGAATTCTCGTGATTCCAGTTCGCGCGGATTGCGCTCTTGTTGTTTGTTCTGACTCATCTTTCACCCCTATTTAAAATTGCTACCTGTTTTGCGTACTCTTCTGGCGTCACTCCAAGCTTTCTGGCTATAGAAATTTGAGCAGGCGACAGTTTGATACGGTTAGGCGATGTGCTTCTTGACGCCGGTGATACCGGTGAAGCTTGTCTAGCTCGGCTCTGCGGTTCTGCCGCTGCCGGATTGGATCGGGTTTGAGAAGTCCGATCATCGTCTTCATTACTCTGAGTTTCAAAGTACTCAGGAAACCTTTTACGCATGACGGTATCGATAGTTCGGAAGTATTCCTCTGTACCGATATAGTTCGCACCATACTCTCGTTGCAATTTTTTGTCAAGACCCATTGCCAATGATGTCATTTCATCATCAGGGCCAAACCAGTCTGAGTTTTCTTTCACCCAGCGCTGAGTTCTGGGACTGATCTGTTGTTGAACTTGCTGGCGCTCTGGAATCTTGAAGTTTTCCTGAACCTCAATTGGCTTCATCGATGATGCTCGGTCGAGCTCAATGGTTGCCCTTGCAATTTCCTTTTGAGCCTCGGCAAGCTTTTCTCCATCACCAGCCTCGAATGCTTCCTTGAGCTTTTTCTCCGCTGATTCAAGCTTGATTTCTGCCGCTGATTTTGAGGTTTCTATGTAAACCTGACTGCCGGTTTTGAGTTGTTCCTTGAGGCGTTTGTTTTCATCAAGGACTGCGCGGGCCAATTCTTCTGCTGCAAGGCGCTCCTGCTCGGCTGATTCTCTGGCTCGTTTTTCCTCATGGTAGCCTTCAGAGAACCG